TCTGTCAATTTACCTTGTTCGGCCAAGCTTTTAAGACTGCTCTTTGCAACACCCATGCCGTCGGCAATAGCTTCTGCAACACGAGGCAGCTGCTCCATAACTGACATCAATTCTTGACCGCGAAGCGCACCTGCAGCAAGACCTTGGCCCAGCTGTATAATAGCCGCGTTAGCAGACTCAGCGTCTGTGCCATATATTGCGATGCTCTGTTGAATGGCCTTTGTGGCCACCAAAATCTCAGACATCGGCTTGCCGGTGCCTTTGAGCGATCTGCCGAATGCACCGAAGGTTTCAACGGAGCTTTGTATGCTGCTGCGTGTGTCTCTGGCTATTTTATACAATTCTTTTTGAGCTAATATTAACTCATTTGTGCGCCCTGTTACAGATGCTATCTTGTTTTCAAGATTAGAGAAATTATTTGAAACTCTGAATAGCGCGTTGCCACCCAGTCCCACCGTCGCAATTGCGGCAATACTTCTTACGACTCTGCCAATGGACTTGCCAGCTGAAAGCGCAGAAGACTCTATATTACCAAGAGACTTATTAACATCCTGTAACTCTCGTGTAGCGCGGTCCGCATTGGCTTTGACGTCTATGAATACACCAGACATAAAATACCCTCACGAAATAAAGCCCCCACCAAAATAGGTAGGGGCATGTTTACTGCTTTTCAGAGACAATCACACCGTTAGGCCGTACTCTGGGCTCTGACAGTACAGTTCTTTCAATAAAATGAGAAGGTGCTTGTGTTGACGAGCCTCGATTCAATAGCAAGACATGGTCGACATTATTAACAATTGACTCGCCTTGAATCTGCCAGCCTGCAGCAGCTTCCCCAGTGTCTTTTGGAGTAGCTTCCCTCAGAGCTGCCAGCATTTTATTTTTAACAGATTTCTCTGCATCTTGCACCGCGTCTCTCTTTGCGGCTTCAATCTTTCGAAGAACATTCTTGATACCTGAAACCTTAATAGTCAATTTTATCCCCTCCTTTGGCACCTACTAACTTAGAAAACATGCCGGAGTTCTGGAATTTGCTGTGGTTGAGCGTCCCGTCATCGGAAACAGAGGTCTTTTCCCCTGCACGCATTGTGGCAAGAGAGCTGAATATTTCTTCTGGGCGGGCTTTCACACCTTGAGCTTGAAGGAGTTTAAATGTCCTCTCATCATCCCTCCAGCCTACAGGTCTCATATTAAAGTATTCAAACCAAGAAATAAATTCTTCATATGGCATCTCTTCCATTAGTCTGTACACTGGCATTCTTAGTTGGAAAGCCAGTTCATAGACTAGGAGTTTGTCGCCTGTAAGCTCTTCGCGTTTGGGTCACCTGCAACTCCAGAGAATTGCATGATGGCATTGGAGAGTTTAGACAACTCATCCAAGGGAAATTGGTCAAAGTCTTCTGGTGTCAGGTCAGCCGCATCTGGACAGCCCACTTTAATAACGTCTTGCAAAAGACGGAAGTTAGCGGTCTCATCTTCGCCGATATCTTTGGCAGACTTTTGAATTCCCATTACTTCAGAGACAGACAATTTCAGAATCTCTACTTCCTCTTCCATAAACAGGGAGTTCTTACGAAGGCGTTTACCTACAAGAGCTTTCATTGCTGACATAACTGGTACTTCCTTATTAGTGAGATTAGGAGCTGACATTTGTCAAGTCTCCTACTTTATTGGCGATGGCCGCGTTCATTTTCTCGATATCCCGCTTCATTTCGTGAAGGATTGAAAGAGTTTGCATCAACTCCATGCTCTTCACGGCGTCACCCTCGAACTCGCCCACACGGCTCAGCGTCTTGCTTATGCTGAATTCAATGTCATTTTTCATGTGGCGAAGGGTAAGACTGATGACATAATCTTTGTTAAACGGTTTCATTTATGTTCCTAATATAGAGAGCCTCCCCCGAAAGAGAGGCTCGCCTGATTTAGACGGTAAACGCACCGTAGAAAGCAGACTGGATAGTCAGAGTGATTGTCGCAGTGTTCGCGTCAGTCAACTGAGGATTAACCTGAAGGGCTTCCAGCTTGCCTGTCCAGTAGTATTGCGAGTTACCAACAGTGCCTACACCGGCAGCGGTAGATGCATATTTAATGTCACCCGCACCTGTCGGCTCAGCGTTCAGAAGTGTGAAACGGAAGATGTGCTGTTTACCGTCACCTACCATAGAGCCCAGGATGTTGGCGGCGTCATCAGCCCACTCGGAAGGCACATAGTTCAATGTGATTTCCATAGAAGGCGCGTCTGCCTGGCCCTGGATCTGCTGCGAAGTCTTTGAGCCGTATACAGGCACGTTGACTACGTTAGGCGGTGTGCCCATGCTTGGGAATTCACGAACGTTCTTCACCCGAACAAAAGTGCCTGGCGCTTGAGTGCCACCGGTAGTTGGGATCTCTTCGACGAACAGCGCTTGAAACTCGGAAGCTTCGTCAAGTGCTGCGATTGCTGCGTTGGTCAAATCTGTTGCAGGAGTTGCCACTGACAAGTCAGAGAAGACGCCTGCACCGATTGAGGAAATATGAGCCATTTAATTTACTCCGAAAAAACTGAAAGGAATTGAATAAGTCATCATCGTCAGAGACGGTTTTGCTTTATCCAAATAAGGATTGTCTGCTACACTGTCAAGAAATTGCACTACGTCACCGTCTAGGTTTTCAACAGATTTTCTCATGAGGAAGGAATCCAGAGAGTCTGCTATTGAATAAGATCTTTTAGGTGAGTCCACTGTCTTGACAAATATGCCTATTATCAGTACACCTGAAACTGACTGTCCATTGACGCCCATTCCACTTGGTATTACTGAAAGACGAATATATTCCGTTCCAGGATTCTCGGGAACAATTGAAGAAGGATGCGCAGTTATGCCCATTGCCTTCCATGCTTCTGTCGCGAAAACAGAGTAAATGGCCATAAGCGAACTTTCGTATCGCGACACAGGCTACTCCTTATAAACAGTAAGCAGCGTCACATAACGCTTTTGAGCTATGACAGGGCCGATTTTCCAGACTTCGTCTTCTATTTGAACTTCTGAAAAGTCACCTATTTCGCCGAGTTCTTTTGACTTAAACAAGACTTCTCTTTTGAGAACACTTTTGTCTTTAGACTCTTTGAGGATAACACATTTCACGTTAGGCACATTCTCATTAATAACGGGAGAAGTACCTGCCAAAAAATCAAACGACTCAGCTGTCTTGCGAACGAATGTAACACTAATAGCGAGATCTTTCAACTGATTGAAGGCGAGGACTAGCTGAGAGTCAATTAACGCTTTGTAAGCCATTAGTTTGCCCTCCACCAACTTCTTGAGCCATGGTTCACAAGCATTGGACGTATCAGCGTGTAGGCAATATTCGGCAACGTGGCTGCTTTACGAATATCTAATAGCTCTACCGAAGAGATTTTGAGAGACTCAACTTTACCGGTCTCATCCAATAACCCATCATTGTTCAAAAAGTGATAAGCTGTTTCAAATTGCGCTTTCAACAGTCTAGCGGGGTAGCCGTCAAAGTCTACACAAAAACCCAAACGTGGATCGAGGTAAGAGCCTTTTCTGGGATGTGCCATAAGCTGTGTCCCAGACACGGCAACGCCGCCCCAATCCTCTTCGTCCAGAACTTGAGCGGCTGTTACCATTGCAGCATTTTTCATAGCATCATCGGCAACACTCCAAGCTTCCGAGTCCAGTCGAGTTATGAAATATGTCTCCGCTTGTTCAAGAGTGCCGTATGAGTTTTCGCCGACAATTAACGGCATAGGTCACCTCACTTAGGAATGGAATACCGGCAGAATGCCCAGAGACAACGCTGAGGCTGACTTACGCTTCCAGGTACCGGTGGTGTTAGCAAGGGCATCAGTCGCGGCTGTCATTGCCACACCTGTACCACTTTCAACCACATAGCGGTAAGCTTCATCAGACGGGAACGCTTCTTCATTACCCACCCAATCGTAACCGGCAGGAGCAAGAACGTAGCCCCAACGACGCCAGATAGTGGTTGTACCACCACCTTTGTAGGAGCTGGCATTACGATCGATTTCGGTAGGCTCAGGAACCATCAAGCTCTCCATAGCAACAGCGCCGGGGAGTACAATGAAGGAGGTCTTGGTACCTACGAGATCTACGCCTGCACCTGTGTTGACTTTTGTCAATTCAGCTGAGGTCAAGCCTTGAGCTGCACGAGTCTGAATCAAGCGCAATTTGCCTTGAAAGATCGTGTTAAACTCAATGCTGCCATCGGTTACACGGTCAGCGTCAACAAGGTTTGCTGAACGCAGGCTGGCAATCACTTCCGGGGAAGTAATCAGGTAGGCAAACGGAGG